AACCCAGCCATTATGTTTTGCCGGGTAATCTTTAGATAACTTAACAGGAAACGCGATTTCAGGAATTATAGCTGATAGTCCATTATGCCCCAATCCGGCGTTTCCTAAGTTTAACTCAAACTCGGAAGGACGAGCATCTAGTTCTATTCCGTTGTCCCCAAGAATTTTAGAGATTGCCCGCATATCAATCGAATTTATCAGTTTGGCGAGAGTATCTTCACTAATTTGATATCCGCCTTTACGAAACCCGCCAACATCAATACCACCTTTAACAGTATACTTTAGGTTTCCCACTTTGGTTTTTAGTGTGCCAGAGTCTTTAATAAACGATGTATTTGCTTCATTCAAGAAGCTTTCAAATGTTTTTAGATGTTTCATATGGTTTCTATTTTTCTATCATTGGGGAACCATCAGGTTTTTTCCCAGTCATTACAGCATAAGCAATAATGTCGTAGGTTTCAAAACCTGGCCTTGGAGCAAATCCGCCATTATAGTCTTTTTCCCATTTAGCAAGAGATGCATCATTATCTGGATCAAATTTACCATCTTCGTAATCTTTAATTGCGTTCATGGCAAACATTGTGTCCCAAGACTTGGGCTTTTTCATTTCATTTAAGAAATCTTCAAATAGTGGTATATGTTTCATTACTTAAAATGTATTTTCCATTATGATTGTTTGAACCGCATCCTTAATTGCATTTACGTTAGCACCAGGTTTTAACATACCCGATGATTCCAGTTTGTCAACAATTACCATTGCAAGTATCTTTGCGCCTGACGGTTTTTTATCGCCAGCGACTTGTACCATTGCTTCGTCAACATTCTCTTTAGAGAAGTCTTCAAATGTTTTGATGCTTTTCATATTACTTTGTAAGATCTTTCATCTTGTCAGCAGCAGATCCGCCTAGATCTGTTACATCTTTAGAAGGCTCTTTCTTTTCTTTTTCTTCTGCTTCTTTCTTATCAGCTTCAATATCTTTTTTAGCAGAGTCCTTAACGCCTTTTCCTTTTTCCCACTCCTTTGTGATTTCGTTAAAGAATTCTTTCTTCTTTTCATCATCAAGTTCAGCAGGTGACTCAACACCAAACTTAGAAAGTTTTGCTTTAAAGTAATCTTGATAAGATTTTTGAAGCTCTGATGCTTCATTCATTTGAGCTTGACGTACTGCGTCTACCCATTCATTGAACTTTTTCATTTTTTCTTATTTATTTTTAAGTCATTCCATAATGATTCATTTGACCTCCGTAAAACTCGTCAGTCATTTTTGTGATATCCTTAATTAATTTGGACTTATCTTGACCAACTTCTTTAGCCAAGAGATCCATGATATCACCGTCAATTCGCAACTTCTTATCAAGACAGTACACATATGTAGATATTGCCTTATTAATGTTTGCGCGTTTTTCCACATCTTCTGAATCAACCGTCTTGTAGTATTTATCAAGAAGTTGTCTTCTCAATGTCTCAAGAGTTTCGTCAGCAAAGTTAATAGCCGTCTTGATGATATGCTTATTGTCTGAGCGCATGATTGTACCGGCATTCGTTAATCCTTTCTTGCCTTCAGCCAAAAACTCAGAAAAATTCATTATCCTCATTTGATTATCAAAACTATTTGGAGTATATATCTTTTTCTGATGGGCTGGTTAGAACTTAACCATATACTTTTTGTGAGGAAATCCTTGTTCACGATAGATTCTAGCTCTTTCCTCACCGTGCTTCAGCAAGTAGTTCTTACTAGACTTTGTAAGTGAGAAATCATCAACGAAATCAATGATGTTAACTCTGTCCTTACCGGACTTAAGACGCATACCTCGTCCTATTGACTGACGTACAATTTTCTCACTCTTATAGGACTCAACAAAGAATACATTATGAATGTTGTTAATAGAAATACCAGTTGAGAAAGTACCAAAAGATGCTACAAGTATCTTATCATCACCTTCCTCCATTCTTGCGATATAGTCTTCACGTTGATCTGGTGATGTACTACCGTCTACATAAAAGACGATCTTATCTTGCGTCTTTTCTCTTATGTAGTCATATATTCTTTTCCCATAGCCGTCTTTTACATTTTGAAAAAGAACGAGTGAGTTCTTTGTGGTTTTACATATGAAATCACAAACAAATAAGAATCTTGAGCGGTTTTCTACAACTATTCTTTTTTCCAAGTCAAGTAATTTACCTCCGTCTATTTCAGCTTTTCTGCTGCGAAGTTCTTCGAGTTTTTCGCGTGCTTCTTCTTCAAGATAACTCATGTTTACAATCTTAACAAAGATTGGAGTTGCATAATTGTTTGAAGTTAAGAAGTTAGCACTGATGTTATTTACAAGTGGACCTAAATAAGCTTGTATGGTTAAAGCTTCAGTACTACCATTTTGCATAAGAGTACCTGATACACCAAAGGCATATCTTGCATTCATACAGTTTACTAATATCTTCTTAATTGAAGATGCTTGCGTACCATGTGCTTCATCTACGGCAACTACATCAATGTCGTCAAAGTAGCCTTCTTCTCTTTTCACAAGAGTCTGATATGTACCTATGCAGAAATCAACATTCTGCTTTGTTTTATCAGTTCCACCGTGGAGCATTTGCGTAAGATATCTTAACTTACCGTTGTTGTAAGTCTCGAAATCTTCTATGGTTTGCATGATTAAGTTTGTGTTAGGTACAATCATTAAGAACTTTCCGCTCTTCTTACGATCATACATATATGCAAATAACATAAAGATGATAAGAGTCTTACCAGCTGATGTTGCAATTTCACTAATACTCCTTCTGTACTTCAAGATGGGAATACATGCATTAATCTGGTAATCTCTTGGTTTAATTTTTGGATGATCACTAAAAAAGTTATCTACCCACCCGCGAAAATCTTCTTCGTCAAATTCATAATCTATAACTCGGTCCATTCCCTCAACATCTAACTTAAAACCATACTTTTGGCAGGTTTCGTTGAGTTCATTCCAGAGTCCTACGGGTATTCTTTGATGTTTATCTATAAATGATATGTAACCGTCCCATATTCGCTTTTTGACTAGCGGATGAAATCTCCAGTTAGATATTCTTTTCTTAAATGAGAATCTTATTTGATCTAGCTCAAGTTCTGTGTATTCTACTAACTGTAAGAAACGGTTATCAGGTGTTATTCTTGCCTTCACTTCCATCGACAGTATTTTTAATGCTGTTATGGTATTTCTCAATGATTTGTTTAACGTCCCATTTGCTATGAAAGTCACTTAGTATGTCAAGAAATTCTTCTTTCTTTTTACTCATTTCATCTGCTTCTAATAGTACTTCTTGTACTCCAAGAGGGTGGGATATCCACAATTCAGCGTGATGTACCTTTTTGTTATATATTTCTTCAAAACCGATGGTATACGCGGCTAACTGAAGAAGGTACTTATGAATGGTTTCATCATCTTTAATTCCATTAGCGCTCTTAAAGTCAGTAATAGTTAAAAAGTTTGCTAGATTTAGAAAACCAAAGTCTGTTGTACCGGCAAACTTGTGTTTTAACGAATAAAGAAATTGCTCGGTAAAAAGAACTCTTCTTACACGGTCAAGATATCCTTCATACAACAAGTTATAGAATAAATCACGCCCCTGTTTAATGCTATCCTCGGATAAACCTTGTCGCATCAAGTCTATAGGTGTTTTCTTTTGAGTATACAACAAGCAGTCATCAGGAGACTTACCTTGCTTCATACATATAAAATAGTTCTCCAAAAACTGGTGCATTGCAGTTCCACGCCTTGCGGCTTTTTCGCCAATTTTTGCTAGCTCTTCTTTCCCAATCTCTCCTTCAAGCTTTTGTAGTTTTTCAGAACCTACTGAACCCAAAACGGTTGTAACTGACGGCATAAGAACAAATCCGCCTTTTTCAAATGTGGCATTCTTGTCATATGTGTATACATAAAAACGGCCATCTGGTGTATCAAGTCTACTTAAACTCATCCTCTTCTATATTCTTCAAGAGCCATTCGATGTTTTACGCCAAAGCATAAAGTATCAATGGTTCTTACGGTTTCTCTAAAATAATCTAAGTGATTTTGTAGCAATTCTTTTCTTTCTACTATGTCAGCTAGATCAACGTTAATTAAATCATTCTTTGGATCTTTGTCCAAACGAATATCATGATGTCGAGTGTAATAATCATACCGCTCAACTCGACGCTCCCGGTAGATTCTATTTATCTTCGTAAGATGGGTCATCAAAGTGTGCGTGTATTCCACAGCAATTTGCCTGCTAGAGTAAATCTCCGTCATTAGATCGCTCAAGTGATGTATGTCTTTCATGCGATTAGACATGTCAGTAACTCTGTCCATCCAGTCTTCACGTTCTTTACGAAATCTTGCAGTAATAACTTCGTTGCTATTAGAAGAGCTTTGCTGTGCCGGTATTTCCGCGCTGTTTTCCATTTCTTACAATAATTTCAAGTTTCTTTTTTCTTACAGGAGTTCCCATGTCTATTGTTACATTTGGGTTTTCCTGCTTTATGTCAAATTTAATCAGGCCTCTTAACTTTTCAAATTCATCAAGTCCTATTTCATCAGATGTCATAAATATCATAACGATTATTTGAAAAGTAGTTTCCTAATCTCGGTGGCCTGATCCCTTTTCTTTTGCAATAAACTAAGAAGTCGGTTAAGTCCATTTTATTTATAGTTTGTATACCTGTGTCAGCAAGAAGTTTTCTCCACAGGAAAACAGGTGTACCCTTTTGCATTTTTTCCATAGCAGCAGTCTTTCCTGCTTTATCGCAGTCATACATATAACGAAGAGTTCCAAGTTCTATTGGAAAATCTATGTTTGATGAACAAGTAGCAGCAGCATTCTTAAACAAGAAAGAATCCAACGGACCTTCAAAAACTGTTACGGGTTTTGAAAAGTCAAGTGTAAGTATGCCAAACACTGTTGAGATATCATCTATTTCATAAACTTCTTCAGGCACTTCCAAATTAAAGTCTTCGTATATCTTAGAAAGTTTCCAGGTCATATACTTAGGCTGATACTTAAAGTTTCTGATTTGATATCCTAGCACTTTAGTTGTGTTAGGAATTAAATGAAATATGTAAAGCTGTTGCTTTTCTTCATTCCAAGAAAACTTAGTCATATCAGGTTGTAGCCTTTTCTGCAAATAAATGTATATCTTACTACGATCTAACGGAACCAATTTATACTTGCGTTCAATCTCTTCACGTTCTATTGCATGCTTGATAAGATTCTGATGGTCAAGAAATACCATCGGATCTACATTGCGTATCATTGCAGGCGCAAACTTTTCAAGTTCTTTAGCTAGAACAATTTCATCAGCAGAAACATCAACTTTAAAGTCTCGTAAGAAACCTAAGATTCCGCGATACTTACCACAGTTATAGCACTTAAAGTAAAATCCTTTATCTGTGTATATGTTACCGCGTTTCTTGTGAGTATCGTGATAAGAATCTCCGCAGTAAGGACAAGCAAAATTTAGTCGGCCATGTTTAGGGTCAATCGTTCGTTTTTCATAATGGTCAAAACGATTATTTAAGATGTTTTGTAATGACATCTTTACTTTCTGTCCAAGTTCTTCAGTCGTAACTGTTTTACTCTTATCAGAAAAAGAAAACGAGAGGTTATCCCTCTCGTTTCCATTAGTACCTTTATTAGAGGGATGCGTATAACTCATCGTCAAAGCTTGAATCATTAAAATCATCCATGTTTAACCCACCAATATCTGATGATAGGTCAGGGAGTGAAGATTCAGACTTCTGAGGAGCAACTACAGGTTCTTCGGTTATTGAAGCTACTGGTGCAGGTGCTGCCTTGCGATTAGTCTCTTCGATTTTTCCTACCATTCTTCCGCCCGGCACAGTGTTAGTAATTACACCGTTAACGAAATCTTGCGTAAGCTGATCCCATTCTTGGTAATCATAAACATTTAAATCAGGAGAAGTCTCTAAGAAAGCCTTGATTTTTGTCAAGTCTTCTTGAGTTTTTTGCATTTGACTTCCGTCAATTGTGATAGGCAATTTCTCATCTAAGAAACGGCAGTTATCATAGTTATTGTAACCTGCAACCATTGATACGTGAACGAGGAAAGGTTTTCCTTCGAACAAGTCGAATGGGATATGTGGTTTACCAAACTCAGGCTTCATTTCAGCTTGTAGTTTGTTATAGATTTTGGTACCAAAAGGCCATACCATGATTTTCCCAACATTCTCAGGTGCATTGTCATCTTTAATCACTTGCACTAATGCAGCGAATCTTTGACGACGTGAGAAGTTGTCAGCAAGTTTCTGCTCAGCAACGCTGTCAGATTTCTTAAACTTCCAAAATAAATCTTGTAGGACAGATTTTTGACCAATTGTCGATGGGCAGTCAACCATCTTTGATTCATTAGTGGCAGGGTTTGTCAACCAACAAGACCACTTTTTCATTACAGACTTTTTAACGTCTTTGTGCCAAGGCAAGAAGCGCACAACTGCTTTATAGACTCCGTCTTTACCGGATTTTGCTTCAGGCTTGAAGATGTTACTTGATTTTTTCTCTGGCTCTTTAAAGTCGTCTAGAGAAAGATTGAAGATGTCATTTAGATTTTCCATTTTTCTTTTAGGTTTTTAAGTTATTCTTTAATTCTATAAGGTACTTTAACTGTGTTTGAACTTTTACCAAACGATCTTTAGTTTAACATTAGTTCTTTCAGCTTTATTTTGTGAAACTTGTACCGAAGTTTGCACTTATCTTTAAGTTCTGTTAGTAGCAATTAGTATTGATATATTTATTCATTAACAATTAAATAGTTCTTGCATTTTCTAATAAATGTGCATATTCACTGCGAACATTTTCTCGATACCAAATGTTCATAGCATACTTCTTTCCTTTTGTTACAGGTAATCCTGCATGAAGTGTTTGTGGGTTTTGCGCATTACTTCCTTTTAAGCAATTTCTAAAAATAAGAAGTCTTCCTTCTTGTGGCTCAACGGTTATATTCAGCAACTTAAAGTGAGTTTCGCCACCCTCTTCTACGTTGTTTAAGTAAACCATTGTGGTAAAGATCCTTTGTCCGCCATCTTGCATGTTAATGTCATTTAGATCAAAAGCATCGGTATGATAGCCAAAGTAATCGTTTTCGTCGTAAGATATTATTTGTACTCTTTCAGCTCTAATAGGTGACACTGAAACTACATTTGATATTCTTTCAACAATGTTGGTAATGATTTCATCGTGATCGTGCATAAAGTAACATACTTTACATTTTCTATAATCACTTACTTCATCTTTACCCGTATTTTCGTTATAGATTGTAGCCTCTTTTAAATGTTCTTGAGAAATGTTTATGATATGTTGGCATTCTTCAGAAGATAAGAAATTATCTTTTGAAAAGATTAGCGGATAATTGCTATGAATGTAAAAACTTTCTTCTTTGTCATTCTTCTCTTCTTCAACATTCTTCTTCTGAGTAACAGCCTCAAAGTCTTTAAGAAGATTGCTGAAAGATTCTTCTGCATCTTGTCTTCTTTCGTCTAGCCAACCCATTTCAATCTCTATGTCTGTTAGAGAATCATAGACGGTCTTTAAGACTTCATCTTTAGGTTTATCTTCTGCAACCGCTTTACATATATTTTGCCAATGCTGTTGTAGACTATCCCTCATATCTCGCCGGTTAAGATTTGGTTAGCAGCAATGTTTTGAAGAGTTTTCATATCGCGGTCGTATTTAACAGCCATTTCTTCAAAGAGAGATGTTTCTTCCGCTTTTACTTTTTCTGCTTCATTAATAACCAGCGCAAGTTCACGCTCAGCGATTTCTATTGCTCGTTGAACTCTAAGAGCTTCTTTGCTTATACGTTGATACTCTGTAGTTAGACGTTGAATCTTTTGAGTTTCTTCTGCTGTAAAGGCAAAGTCTACATTTTGTGTTTCATTTGATGACATTAGATGAACTTTTTAATTTGTAATATAGTTATCCTTATTACTTATATACAACCTTCCTCTATTAGTTTTGAGAAACATTCATATGCTTCTCAAGGGTTCTTAATATCCAATAACTGTCAATGATATCATCTATAGGTTTTAGCCAGGCACCCTTTTTATTCTGAAATGAACTAGGGTCAGTTGTGATCTTTTGCCAAAAAGGGTGTTCTCTTAAACCAGGGTCTTCTTCTGCTAAAAAAGCATCTATCATTTGTTCTTTCTTGAAGTTGCCTTTACCAGCGGTTGCTTTAACAGTCATGGGAGCAAATACCCACATGTCCTCGGCTTTTAGACCGAATGTAATTGACAAGTCATGGCGTAGTAGCCATTGATATCCGCTTAGCTGAGCAAGTCGGTTCCCAGTAGAAGCAAAAGAAAAACCTTCTATTGCCCATTTTTCAATGCAATCATCTTCACATTCTTTGATTGCTTCCATGATTGCGGATACTTCCATCCAGCTATCATTTAAAGACGAACGCTCTCTTTCAGTCAAGATTGCAGTTTTGGGAAGGGATGGTTCTTTTTGTAATTTTGTAACAAGAACGTCACATGCGTTAAGTGTAATCTCCAGATCTTCTTTGATTACATCAGTTCGTGGGAACGATAAAAAATCAAGGGTTCCGTCAGTATATCTAATACAGACAGCAGGAGACTTAATTGAGAAGTCTACTCCAAATATCATTATGTCAGGTTTTTAGCGATGCTTGCTCCAAGAGCGGCAGAAACCAATCTTGATGTAAACATATCATAGAGAATACCTCGTTCAACCCCAAGCGCGTTTGCGATGATTTTACCAACAGCTGGCCCAATCACAAACCCAGCAAGACCGCCAACGATAGTTCCTAAAAGACCTTCGTCAAGACCTTCAAATCCGTGCTTCTTGATATGTTCAGACAACTCTTTGTAAACTCTTTCTGCTTCTTTAACCTCTGCTTCGCTAAGATGGTCTACTTCATAGCTTTCAAAGATAGGCTTGAAAGAAGGGTCTTTAAATTCTCTAAATGATTGCATTGTTCAAATTTTCTTTTTCTATATATCTTTATTGTAACCTCTTCGCAATCTTAATGTAGTTATACTTGAAGTTCATATTAAAGTTTTTGAACTCCGCAGTGTTAGAAGAGTAGTTGAGTTCAAGTTCAGATATTGAAGTCATTACTATTTGATGCAATTCAACCGCAATAAACTCAAAGCCAGTTTGGTCCAGAAAAGATATAGTTACATCAGGTAAGAATTTTTCCTTGTTGTCTAAATCATAAAAAGCTCTAAACATATCGAACATTACCCAGTAATTTATGTAACCTTCATATAACTTGAATGTTAAGTTAAAATCACGAGACAAGTAGCGCTCTAATCTTAAACCACCTTTTGATGTATAGTTATCTTCGTATAAAATCTGTTCAACCGGTTCAGCTGTAAGCGCTGGGAAAGTACATGCTTGTATACTTGCCGTCATATAATCATGCAGATTCTGGTAAGGTATAGGTAATCTTTTAAGATACGTCTCATACCTCTCTACAATTGAAGGGTAAAACCACCCACGATTAAATCTTACTATGAAGTTATTACTTTTGGAAGTAAGAATCATAATTTAGGTTTTTTCTTTTTTATAGCAGAAGAAGATACGCTTTGCGGTGTAACTTCTGTACTAGGTTCTGACGGTTTAACTACGTTAGGAGTAATTGCATTGTTAATGTTGCTACTAAGATTTTGTGTTATTCCTGGTACATCTACAAGATTAAGTGCTTTACCGCCTTTGTCATTGTTAGCTGCTTGGTTAAGTGCGTTTGTTAAACCTGATGAAGTTGAAGCAACATAACTTAAAGATTGCTGTGCTTGTGATATCTGACTTGCTTGCGACGCAGCAAGAGTTTCATTAGATGTAGTTCCTTGTGTAGTTGCTGCTGCCGCGGTAGATACAGTACTTACAAGAGTATTACTTGTGTTAGATAAAGATTGAACCTGCTGTTGTAAAGAAGATAACATAGATGAAGTTTGATTTCTAGTTATCTTAGATCTTTCTGATTGGTTAGCAAATTTACCAGAATAAATTAAAACCTCATCTCCTTTATCATTCTTATTCACAATATAGTATTCTCTCTGTTTTCCACCGAGAAGTTTTGTTGAAATACTATCGTCTATTCTAAAGAGAACTTCACCCGCTCCAGGATCAGCTGCTGCTTGATCTTGAGTAGGATCAATGTATATCTTGCTTTCATCATCTAGTATAAACGCAAGTTTAATGTTCATACCGTTAGATGATAGATTAAGAGAAACATTTTGTTTCTTATCAGCAGATTTGGTAAAGATCTTAAACTTAACGTAGTTATCAAACTTGTTTATGAATATAGTGTTCATACCTTGAGGAAACACAGTTTGACCTACTCCGCCAGGTATACTTCCAATATCGGTAGTACTATCTACACTAATGTAATTTACATCGTAGTATGAATTAACATATACATTCTGTGTCATAACGGTTGGAGTCCCAACATATTGAACACTGGTTTCTACATCCGCCTCGGAAACTTTTACGATCTTGTTGTAAACTTTTACTGGACGATACCCTTCAAGAACATTTATCTTTTGAATTTGAGCACCGTATTTCTTCGGCTCATTAGAAGTAAATGTAGCTTTTCTAACAATTTCTTGCCCGTTTGCTTTGTTTAACAAACGCATTGTATATTCAATTGTAAAGGTTATAGCAAGTGATGCATTTCGTATGATAGGTCTAAAAGCAACTGGTGCATTAAGTGCAGTAGTCTGCAAAGATGTCATACTGAAAGTATTTAAGAAAGCTGGTCCTAATTGTTCATAAACTTCTATTTGGTTTACAACCGCCCAATCACCGCCTGCCTCATTCAGCAAGTTAATGTAATCTTCCATGAACTCTCCATTCCATGTAGGAAAGTACTCGATGTAATCAAATTCAGGATTTTCTCTAACTACTGCTGATATGTAAGAATATAAGTCAGCTTGGTTAAAAGAGGTTTCATAGTAATTTCCTGTTATGAAATAACGGTTGCCATTTTCAATTTGTGTAGTCGTAATTTCATATAGACTAACATTTATCTGGCCTTCTTGTAAGAAACCTGTATTATTGAATGTATACTGAAAACCAAAAGTATTTGGCGCAATTGGTGAGTTCCAGAAGTCAAAGTTGACTTCTGCTAAAGAAGGGATCTTAAACTCAATGTATCTGTCATATAACCTATCACCTAAGAAGAAAGGCACAAGACTAAATTTAACCTGAGGATCGCCTTTAAGATATACCTGAGCACCTGCTGTAAAAGGTGTGCCTCCTGTGCCAGTAGCTGTCCATTGATTCCACTTAAGAGCTAAGATTAAACCGTCAATACCTTGAAAATCATATCCTGAAAGTAAGTGTAGTTTAACCTTGTCATATTTAAGGTTAGGCGATAAACTTGCAGATATGTCAGATACAGTAATGTTAGGATCTATTGAAATAATAGGACTTACGCTATCTACATCAAGATAACCCCACTTATTACTTTCTTTGCTGACCATCACAGCGCTATAATCAAGGACATTTCCTGTTAATGCAGTAGCTTGTGCATTATTCAAAAACTGATACTCGCGAGTATAGTTATTGTATAAGCGTAAAGCTTTTGCTTGTGTAGTGCTTATAGTCTCTGATGAGTATGTGTACTCAAGGAGTGCGTATTCTGCTACCTGAATGTATGTAGACGTTCCTGGCATGTTTGTGTTTCTTATTTAAGAACTAGTGCAATGATTAGTCCAATTATACCAACAGAAGTTATGCTTCCGCCAAGTATTGAGTTTAGTTTAACTCTTTTGATTTCATCTTTATGCAATTCTATTTCTTCATCTTTCTTTTTTAGTTCTCTTTCAAAAGAAGAACTTTTTTCCTCACTTAAAAATACTTCTTTTTGAAGTTTAGATATTTGTTCATCTTTGTTGTTTAATGACTCTCGAAGTTTCTTGATTTCCAAATCTTGTACAGCTATAACGGCGTCTTTTTGGCCAATCACTTTAATACAAACTTCATCGTATTTTCCCAGTTCTCCATCAAGTTTTTCAAATAGCAAAAGTAAGTCCGTGTTATTGTCAAGTTGTTGTGCTTGTTCAACTGTCATAATAACTATTGCTTGCCCAAGGGAATCTACCTCCAATCTTGGGTATTCTATTTGGGCTGATATAGCGCAAGATAGAAACATAAAGAATGCTAATAAGTATGTTTTCATTGTGTTTTAAGTTTAAGTGATTCTAAAAGTTTTCCGCCTTTTCGGTTAGGCGGCTGATTACGTAATTCTTGAATCTTTTTTCGCGTTTCAGATAGAGCAGCACGAGTAGTATTTAACTCTTCCATGGAGCGGTTAGCTTCTTCTTTTGCTAAAAGAACTTCACTTTCAAGACGAGCAACTTCATTTGCCAATTCTTCTTCTTTTATCTTTAATGCAGCAAGTTCAATTTTCACCTTGGAAATCTCCAAGTCAAGAGAATCACGTAAAGCGTGTTCTTTATCATACTCTTTTCGTAGTTCTTCTAATTTATACTTATAGAGGCTATCTCTTTTAAAGAATGTAGTCGTTCCAAAGATTAATACCAGAACTACCAATGCAACAATTGCTATGTTTTTAGGGTCTCTATAATTTATCATAATTATTTAGCTATTTGGTTGGTTAAAGCATAACGAATAATACCTTGACCACTAAGAGTAAGATATTTATACGGACAAGTAGTTCCAAAGTTGGTAGTATTAAAGACGTTATCAACGTGCATAATTGGTTCGTTAAACATTACTTCAATAACAAATCCGCTATTTCTATTTTTGCCTGGATTACTATCTTGTGTGTTTTCCCATCTATTAGGAATTATTCTCCATGAAAAGTTTTTAGTTCTACTCATAGTTTGCCCTCCCCATACTCCTACGTATGTAGGCAGGTGATAAGCAAATCCGCAGTTTTTGTAAGTAGGCTGGGTAATTGTCCCAAAAAGCTGATAACTTAATTGTGAGTTTAATATGTTATTTACATATTCTTCACGTATACCACTTTGGTTTGTACCGTTATTACCATAAGCACCAGTGTTTCCTTGTGCTAATGCAGATGTAGAATACAGATTACCTCCGCCCGTTTCATATACGCCAGGCGATAATATGTTGCCGTTCCACGTAGGGAAATTTCCAAGATTTGCTGCATTTATCCAAAAAGGGCTATCTATAGCAGTTCTTCTAAGCATTGCGATAGTTGCAGGGTCAGCTTCATTTAAGTCGCCTCCAACAACAGCAGATCCTGGTAACCAATTTCTGTATCCACTCCACATATGAAACCATGGGCCGTTACCAAATAAATCTTCTGTTGCGTCATTGGCTGTAGCATTTTCGTCTGGGTTGTACACAAAAGTTAACGATTGTGTCATTCTTGGTGCACCCATGTCAATAAAGTTTGGCAGCTTAGTAAACATATCCCCTAATGCAGCTGGCGCTGTTGCTCCAGGCAATTCAGGATTTCTGACTTCAACCGTTATGTTAAAATCTATGAATACAAACTCGCTGTTAATTCTTTTATATCGAATTTCCGTAGCTTTGCTAGGCCAGTTGGTAACACCTGTATCATCAGAATAGTCTTCTTTAGTACCTTGGAATATGTTATAGTATCTTTCAATATCTCTGCTGACACAAACGGTAGCATATTCTAAAGTAGAATTTGCATTAGAGCCATCTACGATAGAAAAAGAAGATTGCACGTTCATTCCGTTATCAAACTCGGTATTAATAGCAGCATGCGTTGAGTAAAGACCAATGTTACCGCCTGAAAATGCCTGTGCTGTACCTGAAATGTTAGATCCTGTTCCTGTATTTAATTGATAATCATTATAGTATGCAACATACCCTAAAGTTCTTGGGTTATTAAAAGGAAACGTTGTTGCCGCGGGACCTGATAAACCAGCTATATTATTTGAAACATTTGTAATACCTGCAGGAGCACCAGCTGTATGACCGTATATAACTTCTGCTGTTACAACATTAATTAACTTCAAGTTTTCGATATTACCAGTTGCACCAGTTCCGCCTGTAACCCCACCTGATGCATTATTGCCTCCTGTGTAACCGTCACCCGTGGATAAGTTTCTGTCGATACCATCATTAAATTCTTTACTACCCATATGATCGGTAAACACCATGAATGTCCCTCCTGTGTTATCAGATTTAGGAATCCAATACTCTCTTAGCGAAACTTCATTTTGCGCTGATTGAATTACAGTATTTACTTTCTTATATGGTTCTCTTCCAGCCGTTGGTCTAATAGCTGTTGGATTTTTCTCTAGGAATGTAAAGATTAGTTTAGGCGATTTTTGTCTATGTTCTTTAACCAAAGTATAGGTAGCATTACCACCTGTAACCCCTGTTCCTAAAAGATTGCCTCCCGTAGCTCCTTGACCGGAGATTCCAAAACCTTCACCATAAACAAAGTTATTTAATCGCAAGTTTGCATCACCTCTTTCATCAACCGTGTTAATAAGAGTTGCTATATTTCCAAGAATATCCATGGTAGCACCTGTGTGTACACCGTCTTGGTTCATTCCACTCCATTCAGCAGCAAGAGATCCTGTCCAAGGAACAAAACCAAATACTGACTGTGGCCCACCTGTAGCAAATTCACTTGGGTGAGGATACACAATTGACACGAAGTTTGATGATGTTACCGCACCGCTCGATGTAAATGTAACTACTGATGAAATTATTCTTCCTTCAGAATCTGTTACTATGACCCAAGTAGAAATTCCTGTTATAGGTGATGTAAAATTAATGTAGTTTGCAGGACTAGCTATTGTAAGTGTTGAATTTGGCGGATATCCATATCCATTCTGTACAATTGATCTGCCGTTTCTACTCCAAGCTTTTTCAGCAGCAACTTCTAATCTAACATATTCTCTTTCAGTTGCATTAGCATTAATCTTAGCAGCAGACGATACCGCAGCAGATTCTGGGTAACCTGTGTAATTAATAAGTCCATAAGAACCCGTTCCACCTGGCGCATTGTATATTCCGTTAACCCATCCGTTATAGTATCTTAAAGTTGCTGTCCCAGGTATTTGACCCGCAGTGTATCCGCCTGATATAGTGTCTTTATTAAGAGCAGGCGTGTATCTTAAATACCCTGTATCTCTAAATCTTTCTAATGAAGAATAAGCATCATAGTCCCAGCCAGCAGCATTACCAACGGCAATGTTACCGTTCTTATCAAAAACAATCTTCATTTGATTAAGAACATCTCTAGTACCTAAACCTCTCTGTTCCCATTGTTCATATGCATAGCCTCCGTCTCTTCCGCGAGGTATAGTAATTACACCAATTTCTCCATAAGGAGAAGATATAATAGCAGCACCTCCATTATTACCTCTTTCATAGTTATTATCGCCATCAGTACCAAGAACCCATCTTGTAGTATCTCGGTCATCACCGTTATTAGTACCGTCAGCTGCTGATACATCTCTGAATAGATTAAACCCAATATAAGAAGTTGCTTCCCACCATGCATTAGCAGTTCCTCCATGGCGATAAGCGCCATTAACTGTCACACCTGGTGTAGTAGATGGCCATGCCTCATCTGATAGAGATCCTGCCCCCCAAGGAGTAAATGTTCTTGTAGGAGATAAGATTTCCTTGTTAGGATATACCGCTGCGTTAGGCGAAGAAGCAGCCAGCGATGTATCTAAAGTGCTTCCAGATAAACCAAACGCGAAGTATTGATAATCATATATACCTACAGGGTATCTGTAAGTATCTCCAATGTAGTCAACAGAAACTTGATTTGTTGACGGTGAATTTTGAGCAGTACTTCCATAGAATGGATACGATCCCGAAACCCCAGAAGCACTTCCGCTTGATATAGAATATCCTGGCGTCCAAACTTCTTCTCCAAACTCGGTTTCATTGTATAAGTTTTTACCGTATATGTGAAAACGTGTTCTAGGATATAAGTTATGAATACCTACACCGCTGATAGAACGATTAGAATCAGGTAATTCAGAATTGGTGCTTCCAGTTGTAAGTGGATGAATTGCTAATTGAAATTCATTTTTATATGTGTTTACTGGACTTTTACCTATTGGGTATTTAACTGGGTCAGGGCCTGTGTAAGTAACCCCAGGCTGAACACCAAATCTTAAAGTATTCACATAAGAGCTTCTCCAAGATTCTGTTCTTATAGCATTTCTCAAGAAGTTATACCCAGTTGCGCCAATGACTTCTTGCATGTGATTAACTACATCACCTGATGAATATGAAGCAGATGGGTTAACATATTCAACGCTCTGCGATCTTAGGTTACCTATTAATATGTCTGTGTTATACTGATTATTTGCTACTCCAAAGTCACCACTAAAAGCAGCAACTGTAAATGTTTCTCTTGGCAAATTTCCTAGCGGACCTGCAACGGCTCCTTGTTCTAACCAAGTATATGTTGGATCGTTTTCTCTTAAGTTTTCCTTAACATGCACATGTAATCTTGCAGCTGGTTCAAGAGGCCCTAAATCATTTGCTGCGTCAGTATCACCAACAAAAGTACCAATACCAATGTTTCTGAATGGGGAAACGTATAATGAAGGCAAACTTTTATGCTCATTTATATTAGGACTAACTATATCATTTGTTAATCCTACACCGCCTTCAAGAGAAGATGTTGCTGCTTTAAATTGCGAAGAATAAAAAATAAGTTCAGATAAGAAATGAGTATCTCCGGTATTAGAGTCGGCAAATCTTCTTCCTCGTTCCATCATACCCGCAACGCGAATCATATTGTTATTCCCAATGCTTGCCTGCGATCCAGTCCAAAGCGCAGGATCGATGTCAAGTACAGATGAACCATACCAAGTTTTACGAGTACCCATGCCTGCAGTTCCTGATGCTGCATCGTGTATACCTCCAGTGTATCCGCCAGCTCCGCCGGGTACACCGTCACCTAAACCGTATTCCCAGTATGCAGCATAGCTATCGGCGCCTGTTAAAGTTTTTCCGTTAATAGCGCTAATGAAACCTTGATATGTTCTATATGCAAAATCTAAATTAGTTACATTATCAACGTTGTTTTCTTCATATATAGGATTACCCAAATAGTCGCTAATGTAATCGCTAGATAAGCGTAGGTCTGCTGGAACAGAACATACATATTGGTTTGATGCAATTATTCTTCTAAAATCAAGTAAAAGTTCCCCCCAGTTTTCAGTGTCTGCTGATGTAAGAGGGTTAAGTGCATCTGTGCCATTTGCTTGCATCTCTAACGGATCTGGAGAATATCTTGAAGAGAATAAGAATACACTCTTATTTTGATTATCTTCATTACCACTAGGTACGCTCGTATCAGTAAACATATAAATACCCAAAGAACTAAATCTTAAGTCAAAGTCCGGGTCATTTAATCTTCTTTCTGATAAAAAGAGTATAGGTGTATATTTTTCAAATGATACGTTGTAGCCAGGTTTAGCCCAATAAGGTGAACCAGCCATTTGCGCAGAGTTTAAATCTATCGGGTATGTAACGTTTTCCTCCATAGGAAACTGGTTACTAAATGAAGGGCCGATTATACCTGTGTACCCTCTTGCTGTTATGTTTGACATATACGGCAATCCATCAATTGACATCTTGAATAGTAAACGGTCTACGCCGCTATTTACTCTACCAGGATTAGGATATGCCAACGGAGAAGCAGCAGCAGTATGCCCCCACTGTCCAATGGTAGGTGTACTTAAATCGCTATCTTCAAACGAAGAAGGATTATTTTGATCACTACCAGAACTTACCCAGATTGTACCGTATTTAGTTATTAATCTAGCATTGTTTACGGTAAGAGGTGAAGAAGATGCATCTTCGTAAGGTCCTTGCGCATAAGGACCAGTCCCAAAGGATGTGACGCTTGGAAAATATGTAGTGTTATCATTTATCCAAACGGTTGAAGAATCGATAGAATCAGGTACTGGGTAAAAATACCAGCCTGCGCCTGCCCATCCTCCAGTTGATCCTAGGTAAGGATAAGAAGCACCTGTTCCTTGATATGAATAAAATCCTCCTTGCGTATAACCTCCTACACCATCGCAAGCACCGTTAACATCTACGCTATTTAGAAATTGCCAATAACCGTCATTTGCGTGGTCAATAAAGATGTCTCCATGATTACCTGTGACATGATAGTATTGTAACCATTGCCATGCAGATTGTGGCCAAGGTCCTACAGTCCCGTAAGGAGTTACTATAGTTGTGGAAGGGCCTATTGCTGTAGGTCCTGTTCCAGGTATGCACGCAAAAGGAATAATACCTACAATATTACCTGTTGGACCTGTTACACCAGTCGGTCCAGTCGGTCCCATTTTACCAGGTAATCCTGGTATACCTTGCGAACCGCGAATACCTTGAGGGCCACCATTTGAGGCCGCCACGGTTTGAAAGTTTGCGTTAAGTTTTGCGACTAGCGTTGATATACTATCGCTTTCTAATATCTGCTGGAGAGTTAACATTCCTACTTGGTTTTATTCTTTATGTATATATCATCAGATCCTTTTAACAGTTGCCGAGAATGAAAATCCTACTGGCACTGCTGGATTCAATGTCTTTGTTACTTGAAATTTAAAGTCAGATAGTTTTGTTACCACACAATCTTTGTCTACTTTATATCCGCCTCTTACTTTTTCAATTTCTGTAAGATCACCGTTAACTAATTCTACGCCTTGCTGCTGTAATGAATATAGAACTAAATCAGTTACCTGGTAGATATTGATTATATTCTTATTAAGGTACTGAGTTTTCAAGTTTTCAATTTCAGTCGCAGATAAAGAAGAAAGTTCATTAATTCCTAAAGTAGTTAATCTTGTAAACTCATCAACATTATTAGGGTTATTTATACCTGCTAGTAATTCTCTTCTGAGCTTTTCCTCAAGATTGATTGTGATGACTAGTTTTGGCTTATTAGAATAAGGCAGTCCTTGCTCAACAGCGGAATTATTAGCAGCTAATGCATCTACACCAATTGCGGCAGCCGGCTGAATAAGTTCAAACGTGTACTCAATTCCGTCTATGTATTCATGCAGATCAAACTGTTTAGGAACATTCATCGCTTTTGAAGCTAAGAATGCTTTAGTTTCTTGCATTTCAGCTACTCCATACACATCGGTAAAATTAACGGTAGTTTGATAGTTTCTATAGAAGTTACTGTCCCATGAACTTGTAAAAGCGTTAAAGTCTTTATTTGTTACAGAAACTTCACCGACAAGAGGGTATAGACTTTTATATGAAGATCCGGTGCTGATAGCCATTACATCACCGCCTGTAGCTACTTTGTTAATTCCATAGTTTCTAACTAGTCCAGATAGAGCAGATTTTGCATTTATATGCGTGTTTGATAACAAGAAATCTAATTGGAAATGTTTAGAGAAACTTTCTTCTTCTCTAACCCAAAAAGTTAAAACATCTCGCGTCTTGGGTTCATAATATCCTCTATGGCGTGTTATGAACTCTTGTCCATTTGTATCTACTATATTGTAACCTAATAAACTTACTGACTGATATTCAACAGGTTTATCGTCGTCAGATGCGGTATTTAATACATTTGTTTTTACTAGAGAATCAGGGTTAACTATGTTTATTCTAAAATCATAAGCAACAGTTTTTCCACTATCAGTTACGTTATAGTACTCAATAAGTGGACTGTTTGCATTAATTAAATTTTGTATGTTGCCAAAGGTTATGTAATTCCTGATAGATTGAAAACCGTCAGTTCCACCGTTTACAAAATAAGTTTCTGTAATATCTGTGTTTCCTGGTAAAGAACCTGGAATTAAAGTACTTGTACTTGCTAAAGCAGACTGTAAAGTTACCCCGCCTGGCACATTAAATGTTCTAAATCTGTTATACTTTTGTGCACTACCAATAGTAATACTATCCGGTGTAAGAATATCAACTCTTTCTTGATTATCAATGAAATTCCAGAACAAGAAATTACCGCCTGATGAATTTGGCTGAACCCCAACAGAGTGAACATTAAATTCATAACCATCTTCACCGAACTCTTTTGCCCAAATATAACCTACAAAGGAAGTATCTTGTACGAAAGGATATAAAACATCATTTACTCTGTAGTTATTACTTATTGTTGTAATTTCATTTAATAAGCTAAACTGATATGTGATTGGGTCGACGCTATCAAGTCCTATGTATAATTGCGCCTGCGTTGGAGTTAGAGGTGAATTCCATTCTGGAGATATAGAAGGAGTATAGTTTACTAAACCACCTATTTTTTTATCGCCCAACTGTAAGTATCCTCCACCCAAGAATCCTTGACGTGGTCTCATTACAGCATTAGGTGTGTAATCAGTTAAAGGAAGATAAGAATTATATGTACCGTCATATGGTAAAAAGTTTCTTAAATTCAAACTGTTAACTAATCCAAAGGATGGGTCTATTGATAGTTGGTTTTGATTAGTATTTTTTAAGATATCGTTAGCGAAGTACTGCAAAGCATAATCTATATGACCGCTTTGTGTTCTATAATCTTTAACTTTAATTGTAAAGATCATAGTTATAGTCTTAAACTTATCATTTTTAATAACCTCAATATCAACGGGTTTTTCAACCGTAAAAGGCTCATATGGTAAGAATCTTGCAATAGCCGAAAACTTGTAACCTTCAAAAGCTGTGCTATTTGGTATAGCAATAGCTAACGGCGTGGTTATATTTGGACCAGCTTCATATTGAGTTATTTCAATTTTTGCGCCGCGAAATAGTGTTTGTGATTTTCCAATTCCGTTGTTGTAAAGAAAAAACGTATATCTTTCTTCGCGCGATTTTGGTATTCTTTCACCGCCAAATAAAACCTCAGTAGGATATCCTAATGAGAAGTACTTTAAGAACCAGTCATTTTCATTATTGGTAGTAATTAAATCATACCAGCTCTTTCCTCTCCAAACAGTTGTATCAAGTTTCTCAAAAAAGTATGATCTTGAAGTTTCAAGACTATCTATTGGATAGTCTTGTGGTATTGCATCAAGGTATGGAAATTCTTGAGTTAAAACAGAAGTTTCAGGAAAGTCTACAACAGAACTTGGTGATAAGTTACTTAAACCAAAACCAAGTGAAGTATCAAGTCTGTAGTAGTTATCTCTTGCATCAGTACCTTCTTGAACCCATTTGTTAATGTAAGGAACTGTCTTAGATTTAACCGCCCATTCTTTTATGAAGTTTTCTCTTAAACGATCGTATTCGGAAAGAAGCAGCTGATAAGTAAGAGCCTCTATGAACTGGCCATTTTGCTTTAAAGATTCTATTGTTTGTGAATCATCAAGGCTTGTTATATCCTGTATACCCGCAAATCCATTAAAAAGTTTTACGTCTGCGTCATTTTCATAGTTATAGTTTGTAATGACTATTTTCTCTGCTGATGAAAGACCTTGTTGTATATACTTAACTCGTAATTTTTCAGGATAGAATATAACAGATTCGTTTGTGCTTGGGTCGAGCTTAACCAAGTATCTTCTATCAAAATTTCTAAATCCT